CTACCGTATCTAAAGAAGATATAGGTTTTCTACCAGGAGATATTAGAGAGAAGATGGATCCTTGGTTAGCCCCTATCTATCATAACTTATACATGTTATATAATAAAGACAAAGTAGATAAGGAAGTAGAAAAAGGTAATATAGAAATAGTTCCTTTTGCTTTTATGAGAGGTAGAACTTTTGTAGATAGTTTTGTTATAGTTGATGAAGCTCAGAATGTAACTCATACTCAAATGGAAACCATTATAGGTAGATTAGGTAAAGGATCTAAATTAGCTATATGTGGTGATATGGCTCAAATAGATTTAAAAGATAAAAGAGAAACTGGATTTTCATTTTTATCTAGATTAGAAGAAAATGTACCTGGAGTAAAGATTCAGACTTTAATTCAAAACCATCGACACCCGATAGTTGGTCCTGTATTGAAAGTATATCAGACCTTTAGAGATTAAAAGTTCTGGATAAAAACTTCTCTACTATTTATAATAAAACTATAACCTATGGCAAATATAAATGTATGGAACGGTTCCTCTACCTTTAGTGCCGGACAAACTCCTTTCGGTTTTTATGATGCCGATACCCAGTTTGCATCCGATGCTGATAAGGTAGCTAAATTCTGTGCAACGAGACTAGGATATCCAGTAATGGATGTAGAGTTATCGTCTGGTTCTTTATATGCTTGTTTTGAAGAAGCAACTACTGTTTATGGTAATGAAGTATACAATTTTAAAATTAGAGAAAACTTTATTAATGTAGAAGGATCTTCTAATGCTAACTCATTAAATAATTCAGTAGTAGCAGGAAGCTTACAAAGAGTAATAGAACTAAGTCAAGACTACGGTACAGAAGCAGAGGTAGGAGGAAAAGTAACTAAAAGAAGTGCACTACTAGATGTAACAGCTAGTGTACAAGATTATGATCTTAATCAATGGGCAACTGATCAAGGAATTACTGGTGGAATAGAAATAAGAAGAGTCTTTTATGAAGCACCACCTGCTATTTTAAGATACTTTGATCCTTATGCTGGAACAGGAACAGGTATTCAATCTTTAATGGATGCTTTTGATTTCGGTTCTTATAGTCCTGGTATTAACTTCTTAATGATGCCTGCTTCATTTGATTTACTAAAAGTACAAGCCATAGAATTTAACGATCAAATAAGAAGATCAGCTTATAGTTTTGAGTTAGTTAATAACCAACTAAAGATATTCCCAGTACCAAAAGAAAGAACTACTGTTAAATTTGAATATTATAATATAGACGATAAGCTTAGTGTAACTGATGCATCAGGAAGTAATATTATTACTAACGTAAGTAACGTTCCTTATAATAACCCTGTATACACTGAATTAAATTCGGTAGCAAGACAGTGGATTTTTTCTTATACTTTAGCATTAGCAAGAGAATTACTAGGATATGTTAGAGGAAAATATTCAACAGTACCAGTTCCTGGATCAGAAGCGACTTTAAATGCTGCTGATTTATTAGCTGATGCTCGAACAGAAAAAGCAACATTGATAGAAGCATTAAGAGGTCAACTCGTAGAAACAACTCGTAGAGCTCAATTAGAAAAGCAAGCAGCAGAAGGAGAGTCTATGAATAAAATTCTAAGTGATGTACCTTATAAGATCTATATTGGATAATGAAGTTAACAGAACTGATAAGTGAACTTGAATTTCATACTTATCAAGGTATGATAAGGTGTACTTACGATGAAAAGGTTAGTTTAAATAAAATAGCCGATGCATTGAGAGCACTACCGGGTGTAACTGTAACTACTCAATCAGGATCTAACAAGCAAAATCATACTGCGGTATTTAAAATAAAGATAATAAGTTTGAAACCTCCTATGGAAGCATTCGAACAAGTTAAAAAAACAGCTTTAACTAAAATACCAGCAATAAAAAGGTTTGAAATAGGAGTTAAAACTATAGAAAAGAAGTAAGATATGTTATTTGGAAGCGCAAGAGACATAAATTTATTTAAAAGTTTATCAAGAGAGCTTATTTCTGATATAGTTGAGCAAGAAATACTCTATTATAAGTTTTCTTTAGCAGATTCTTCTATAAACTTATACGGAGAGTCGTTAGATAAAGGATTTTATACTCCATGTAAGTTAAATTGTTTAATTACTAGAGGAGATCAAGTATATAATGTAGATGAATTCGGTCCTGACCTAGGAAGAGAAGCATCTTTTGCATTTTTAAGAGAAGATTTAACAGATAAGCTTCTAGTTCCTGAAGTTGGTGATATAATTAACTGGCAGGAAGATTATTATGAAATAGATACATTAAGAGAGAACCAATTAGTACTAGGTAGAGATAATTCTTACAATTTAACTAATTATGGTAGCGGATTTGGCGCATCTTATTCAATTATTGCTGATTGTCATATAACAAGAGCAGATAAAGTGGGCATAAATCAAATAAGATAATAAAAAATGAGCGAAAGAAAACCAATACCGGCATCACAAAGAGAACTTTCAGAAGAATCTACTGGATACGATAAGAAAGTTAGTGATAAGTCTATAGCTTCTAATAAAAGAAGAGAAAATCAGAGGTCAGTTCAAGGAGATGACTTCAAAAAGTTTTCTGTTGGCTTAAAAGATATTGATGAAGCTGTGTATTATTACTTTAATGAAGTAATTCGACCAAGAGTTACTCAAAATGGTAAAACTATGCAGGTTCCCGTTATATATGGCTCACCAGAAAGGTGGAAAGCTGTACAAGCAGACGGATATTATAGAGATAAAAACGGTAAAATACAAGTACCGTTAATTATGTTTAAGAGAACTAGTGTAGAAAAGAATAGAAACCTAAGTAATAAGTTAGATGCTAATATGCCTAACAACTTTGGTATATTTAAAAAGAAATATTCAAAGAAGAATATTTATGATAGATTTACAGTTCTTAATAACAGATTCGAAGTAGATGAATACTACGGAGTAGTTATGCCTGACTTTGTAAACTTAACATATGAATGTGTAATTTTCACAGATTATGTTGAACAAAACAATAAAATTGTTGAACAGATGAATTATGCTTCAGATTCTTACTGGGGAGACCCAAATAGATTCCAATTTAGAGCTATGATAGACTCTTATGGAGTAGCAACTGAATTACAACAAGGGCAAGATAGAATGACTAAAACAAGTTTTTCTATTAGTATGTTAGGACATATTATACCTGATGCTGTAAATGCACAGATTAATGGTTTAGATAAATTTTATTCTAAAGCATCAATTATATTTGGAACTGAAACAGATAAAAAATTTGATTAACTATGGCAAGATATACAGCAGGTAGAATATCAGCAGGAGCAACTCGTTTTACAGACGGAGTGCAAACTAATAGAATTAACGCAATAACAATAGATGAAAATATGACACCAGATCAAAAAGCGTATCTATCATCACAAAAAGCTTTCACAAGCGCAACTAAAACTATACAAGTAGATGCATCAGCAAATACTTTATTGTGGGCAGCAACTACAATTGCTACACCACCTACAGGTTTTCCTGCACTTGGAAAGACAGATTTCCAGATATTTATTAATGGATCGTTAGTTGAAGTAGATGCTATCGATTCAATAGTACAAAATGGGTCAAGTGTCCTCGTGACATTTAATAATACCTTAGGTTTTAGTTTAGGAAATACAGATGAGTATACGATAATAGGAAAATTTACTAGCTAATGCCACTAATTAAATGGAAACAGATAGCATCGTCACTAGGTGACCCGGTATATTTAACCGGTAGTCTCCAGGTATCCCAGTCTTTATCAGTTACGGGTGTTATAAACTTAAATGGAGAATCATTAACCGATAAATTTACCGCACTAAATAATACTATAGCAGGAATTAGTGCAGGTAGCGGATCAGTAGACTGGACTACTATAACTAACAAACCAGCTGGTATAATTTCTGGCTCAGCTCAAATTACAGCTCTTGGTTTTGTATCTGAAAGCTCAGGTGCTACTGATATATCAGCTTTAAATACCTTCACTGGTTCAGCACAAACAAGCATTACAGCATTAAATAATGCAACTTCATCATATTTAACTGCATTACCGTCTGATATAGTAAGTAGCTCAACTCAAATAACAGCATTAGGATTTATATCAGAAAGTTCAGCTACAATAGATACATCATCTTTAGATAATAGACTTGATTCTTTAGAAGCAGCTACTTCTTCATATGCTACTGGAGCACATGCTAACTTAGGACCTTTAAATACTTTTACAGGCTCAGCAAATACCAGATTAGATTCTATTGAAGCAGCTACATCATCTTATTTAACCGCATTACCATCAGGTGTAGTATCTCAATCTAATAATATTGTAGATCTATCCGGTGTTAAAATACAATATTCTAACGTATATAATAACATAGGTGATTTACCAGCAGCAAGTAGTTACCATGGAATGTTTGCTCATGTTCATGGAACCGGAAAGGCATATTATGCTCATGGTGGTAACTGGATAGAATTAGCAAATATATCAGTAACTAGTTCTATAGATAGTTTAAATGCTGCGACTTCATCATATATAACATCATTACCAAGTGATATTATAAGTAGCTCAGCACAGATTACCGGATTAGGTTTTATAAGCGAATCTATTAGCGATACATCTTCTATAGATAATAGACTTGATTCATTAGAAGCGGCTACCAGCTCTTATACAACTGGAGCACATACTGATATTTCTGCACTAAATACTTTTACAGGCTCAGCTCAGACTAGTATAACAGCATTAAATAATGCTAGCTCTTCTTACTTAACATCATTACCAAGTGATTTAATAAGCGGTTCAGGACAGATTACTGCATTAGGATTTATTAGTGAGTCATCAGCAGTTGATACTTCATCTATTGATAGTAGATTAGACTCATTAGAAGCAGCTACTAGTTCTTACAATACAGGAGCTCATACAGATATATCAGCTCTTAATACTTTTTCAGCATCAGCTGATACGAGTATAACAGCATTAAATTCTGCTACTTCATCTTATATAACTTCATTACCAGGTAACTTAGTAAGCGGTAGTGATCAATTAACAGGATCGTATGATTCAAGATATCTTTTAAGTAGTAGTTTTACTTTTGATGGAAATAGAAACGTAACAAACGATAATTTACCGACTAATGTTTATAACAATAACTACGGTACATCTGGTTCAGTACACGATTTCTTAGAAGCAGTATTTTTCCCTAATAATCCTCCATCAATCACAACAGGTAATCAGACAATAGAAGAATTTACAGTATCAGGATCTACTATTGTTACTTTAGCAGGATCAGATCCAGATGGACATACTACTACTTTTTCGACAGCTTCATCTTATACAGATGATATAGTTAGAGTAGAAAGTGGAGATCTTAAGTTAAACCAGAAAGCATTAACTTCTTTCAATACAGTTGATAGAGGAGACGGTACTAATGCACATCCAGTAGATTTAGTTATTACAGATCAATTTGGTGCAACAGGTACTAAAACAATATACATAACCGTAGATAATAATGCAGCTCCAGTATTTAGATTAAGTGGAGTAGGAGGCTCTATTTTAACTACAGGTTATTCAGCATCAAGAAGAGAAGATGCTTCTTCAGGTACTGTAGCAGATATTTACTTTACAGATGAAGAAGGTGATACAATAACTATTACTTCTGCTTCAGATGCTAACGGTCATTTCTCTATAACTAAATATAGTAACTATGTTAGAATAGCTCAAATAACTGGTTCATTAGATTATGAAAATATAACTTCTTATAATTTTAGTGTTACTGCTTCTGATGAGCATAAAGTATCTGGAGAAGATGCAACTGCTACCAAAGAACTACCCATAACTATTACAGTTACTGATAACTTAGTTCCTACTATAAATAATCAAACATTAACTGGAGTTACTGAATCAGCAGCAGCTGGTACTTCAGCAGGATTTGTAAGTGCTAATGATCCAGAAGGTTTAGCTATAGTGTATAGTAACTTTACTAATACAAGTAGAAACTTAGATGGTACAGGAGTAACTGATGGTACTTATAGTAATTCAAGTCAAAGTGATCCTTCTGAAGATCCATTCCAGATTAATTCCGGAACAGGACAAGTAACGTTAAAAAATTCTCATTTCTTAAACTCAGATTTAATTAATCAGTACAAATATAACGTTACAGTATCAGATGCATTTAATGAAACTTCTAATACTGCA